GTTCTCAAGGTTGACTTCCTAAGAGAGATCCAACAAATGCATGATAACTTCAATCAAATCAATGCAAAACTTGATAAGCTAGTTGAGAAATTACTTGAATCCAAATGAGTTACATCCTCGAGGTCCAGGAGGACGAGAACGGAGATCAGTACATTGTTCTTCCCGATGAGGTGATGGAAGAGTTGTGCTGGCAAGAAGGCGACGTACTTAATTGGGATGTACGTGGCACTGGTATCATCATCTCCAAGGTCAATGATGCGGCTGGCTACGAGGTTATAGAAGAGTAGAATAAACGGATCAGAGAGCAACATTAGCCAACAAAACTGCTAGTATTTAGATAAAAGACAAGGTGAATAATGGCTGACGCTAAAGCCCGACTCCACGAAATCATCAATGCTTACCTGGATAAAAACAGTGACATTGTTGTAGATACGGGTATTGTTGCGTCCCATATTGCACAGATGAAACTCTTTGGTATTCGCCAAGGAGTTGAGTTCTTTCCAGGGCAAGATAACTTTGGCGCTCAGCGCAAAGACTTTATCGACAGGGTACTCAAGTACAACAAGATGGATACCCGTTTGGATTCCATCTGGGAATACTTTTTGTGTGATGGTAAAGGACTTTTTTACATTCGTCCTACCAAGCAGAGCTATAGACTTTATTACTTTCGTGAACATGAATATCGTGCCTATTACAACGTTGACGGTGAGCTTGACGAAGTCGTAATCATCTACAGCTACAAGGTGCGCCGTGGCAACGGCTTTGGCGATCAAATCAACACAGTCAATATCACTGGATCGCAAAGCACATACAATCCCGGTGCTAAGCGTTATATCCGATTGTCAATTAAACCAAAAGAGATTGAAGAGACGCACTCCGATTCGGAGCTGAATTTTGACATGCCAACCTATGCGTTAACAGGTAATACCAAAACGCTTAAAAATAGTCTTGGCTTTATTCCTTGCGTTGAGATCATCAACAACACTCAAGGCTTTTCAAATGAAGGCTCTGGTGAGTTTGATGCAGTCGCTAATCACATTTGCACGCATGATGAATTGATGCGCACCATGCGCAAGAACATCACTTTCTTTGGTAACCCAACACTGCTTTCGTCACGTCCCAAGACAGACCTGATGGAAGCAGGTGGGGACATGAGCGTTCAGCGACCTTCTATTGCAGCAAACTCTGGCTTCACGAGTCCTGCTGCCTTGAGTCGCTCTACGTTCAAAGCAGATCCTGTCAGCCGTGGTGCTGATGGTCAGATCCGTGTACCAAGAGTCATCGCAAACCTGGAACCAAACGACCGTGTTGGTTACATTGTCCCCGATGCAATTACAGGTGACCAAAACGCATTTGCGCGTCAGTATCGAGAAGAGATCCGTACAGCACTTGGTGGTGTTGATGAACTGTCTATCTCTGCAGGCGTGACTGCAACTGAGTACAAATCATTGTTTGGTCGTGTAGCTGCTACATCCAAGAAGAAAGCAAATGCTATTTACACACATGGCATCTGTCGTTGTCTTGAGTTGATTATTTACCAGGAAGAACAACTCTTCAAGACGACGCTTGCGATGGCAGCAGGATTAGAAAAGCCCGTGGATCTACCTGACGGTGCTTCCCCAGAAGAAGAGATGGCATATGAAGAAGCAATGAAGCAATACAATGACCAACTCAAACAACTTATGATGGCTTGTGTGGAGACCCAACAGATTCCACCCAAGGTTATTGGTCTTATTCCGGACGGTGATTTAACTATTTTGTGGCGTTGGATGGGTCCTGTTTATGAGGACTCCACCCAAGACATCCTCAACAACTCCATCGTGGTACGAAACCTCCAGGAGTTAGGTGTTGATAGCATTGAAGCACTGAAATACCTCTTCCCGTCTAAGACGGATGAGGAAAGGGCCGAGATGTTATCTGGGTTCCCTTTCAGGATGGTGAACGAATTACAGGGTGCATACTCTCAATTCGCTCGCTTAGTGGGGGGAATGATGCAGACTCCCCACCCGCAAGCACCGGATCTTCCGATGGCTGCGGATCCAAGATTGGATTTAACTCCATATCTGTATCGAACATTAGAAGCTCTACAAAAGGAGATGAGTTATGCAGGACGCTACCGTCCAATCGATCCCACAGACGAGCCAAGCACCAGTGGCGGTGGCTCCAAGCAGCTACGTGGTACCAGCCCAGGCTCCAGTACCCCAAGCTCCAGTGGCGTATCAGGTGGGTACCAGCTACCCCCAAGCGGTGCCTCAGGCGGCCCCCAATTACCAATCAGCCCCTACTCAGTACGCCCCCCAATACCAAGCGGAAGCGAACAGCAATCCGTGGGAATCGGCGTTCAACAAGGTGGTGAATCTGCTGAGCAGTCCAGTTCAATCCCCGTTCCAGGGTCAACCATCACAGATTCCGACCCAGTACGCACCGGCCAACTACGGTCAGCAGTACAGCAACCCAGCTACGCAACAATCGGCTCCGCAGACCTGGTCACCCAACCAGGCTTACTCGCCCAGCTCTTCCCAAATTTCCTCGACAATTTACTCAACACTCGACGGCCTCAACCCGACGAGCGAGGTGCAAAACGCGATCGCGGATTACCTGCAACTAAGCCCGGAAAGCAGAAACGTAATTAATGCTTACGGTTGGGACGCACCTGCTGTTCTCAATAACTATGGCCTCCAACTGGAAGCCATGCTTGACAGTGCTGTTGCCTGGGGCAGCAAAGCACAAGAGGTCCTTCATCGTTATGCCGATTTCTCTGTTGCCGAGCACCAAGAGAACCTGGCTTACAACGAAATCCTGACCAATCCTGATGTACTCAGCGATTACACGCTGAAGTTCTTTGGTCCTGAAGGTCCGTACCCTGTGTATGAGGATGAGTCCCAACTGGAAACCCGTGGTTATCCTACGGAATCGATCCAGAACTATATGGGCCAATTCCCTGCACCCCCTGCTGCTTCCGCTCCTCAGCAACCTGAGAACTTCTGGGGCAGCTTCAAGCAACAAATGGATGTGAATCCGGAGAATGCCTGGCGTCTTCTGAACCAAGCTCAGCCTCAAGTTGTTGCAAACAAACTGTTTGTGATGGAGTGATGCCATGCGTGGCGCTCTTAAATACGGTGTACCTGCTGCCGCTGCTTTAGGCGTTGGTGGGTACGCCCTTTCTCAAGGTGAAGATCCCGGATCTGCTGCTCTTGCTGCAGGCGCAGGTCTTCTTGGCGGCGCTGCAGGTTTGAAAGGCACTCATAATATTGCTTTAGCCGGTAAGTATGGCGGACAACTTTCACAGCAAGCGCAAGGTTTACTCGGTAGAGCGGAAGATCGTTTGTCTCGTGCAAGTTATGGCGCAAAGAACGACTTGGTCTCTGATGCCTTGTTGAATCTTTCCGGTGCTGCCGGAAATGTTGCTGACAGGATTACACCGCGTAACATCGGAAAAGCAATGGCAGCGGGCGCAGTTCCTGCCGCAGCACTTACCGCTGGTCTCGGCGGCGTTGCTCTTGGCGCCATCCCTGGTTCCATGGGTGTACCAGGATTCCAGCAAGGCATGGCTATTGATCCAGAAGACCCACGCGTTCCAAGCAACACACCAGGGGCTATGTACAGCGTGAGTCCGTATGCATCTACGCAGTACGTTTAATATTAAATTACGGACTGCTAAAATTTGTGTTAGATAAGACATATTCATGTCTGAATCTTTCACCCGATAAAACACTTCCTGCGACACTGGAGGATAAAACAAAGTGTTCATTGATAACGACTTTCCAAAGATTTTGGGTGCGGAACTTTACCGTCCCCACCCTGCGTATATCGCAGAAATGGCAGTCGAGCCTGTAGTTGTTCACGACTTCACTCGTCAGCCTGGTCAAACTGTTCAGCTTGATCGCTATAAGTTCTGGGGTACCCCTGGTACTAAGGACAGCCGTGAGCGTATTGCCGACCAAACCATCGGTACCGCTAACAGCCGTAACATCACCAAGGAGAAAGTCCTGGTGGTGCTTAAGGAATACACTGGTCCTGCCGACCCGGGTGATCCGACTCAGCCTTCGACCTTCAAGATTGCTCGTGAAACCCTGATCACGGCCCAGCGCCTGCTTCTGGATTCGGGCAACCTGAATATGTTCCACCAGTCGATCGGTAGCCTGACGCTGCTTGACGACTATCGCCGTTGGCGTGACCGCGTCTTTATTGACGAACTGTCGAAAGCAGAAGCCAATGGCGCTGCTTCTACTACCCAAGGTGGTTACTACTTCGCTGGTAACAAGATCAAAGATTCCTCTGGTCGTGTCAGCTACACCACCACCGAATACGGTAATGAAGTTCAGCAGTTCCAGGTGCGTACTGACCTGCTGACCATTGTTAAGGATTTGCGCAAGCGTAACGTTCCGACCTTCGCTGATGGTCTGTATCGTTGCATCTGCGATCCTACCTTCATGATGCACCTGCGTCGTGATCCTGACTTCCGTGAGATTGCGCGTTACTCCGGTAACCCTGGCCAAGGCATGTACATGGGTAACCCCATGATGCCTAACAACGCCAGCTTCTACATGGGTCCTCAGGCCGGCCAAGGCTACTTCCTGGCTGGTGAACCTGTAATGCCTACTGGCGTTCAGTTTGAAGGCGTGAAGTTCTTCGAGTCGACCAACTTCCCGACCAAGAGTGTGAGTGCCTCCTTCGATGGTGGTTCCACCTATGCCTCCAGGGAAGCTGCTCAAGGCTTCTTCTTCGGTCCTCAGTCTGTTGGTGTTGGTATCGGCGGCCCGAACGCTCAAGTGCTCATCAACAACAACGATGACTTCAGCCGTTTCATCATCCTGATTTGGCAACTGTACGCTGGTTTCGAGATCCTCAACAAGGACTTCGTGACCACTGCTTACAGCTTTGTGCAAGATGACGGCACTGTTTGATAACTAACGTATAAAACACAACATAGGAAAAGATAAATGACCTATTTGTCCGCTAAAAAAATCTTCCCAGGTAACTGGGCAGAACCTCTGAACGGCTGGTACAAAAACATCGACAACAATGGCGATGGTACCAATGAAGGCTCTAAGGGCGGCCCCACTTCCGTGCTGGCTCTCCCTGGCTACCGTTACTTCCAGCAGCGCGGTTACGTGCCTGTTACCGCAACTTCCGGTAGCGGTCCTGTGGCTGCAGCCGATGTGATCGTTCCTTCGCCTTACCGCCAGGACGATACTCGCCCCGACATCACCGGCATGGTGATTTCTGGTAGCAGCACCCTGCCTGCTTATGTGTACCGCTCCACCATCTCCGTTGCTTCTGGTTGGGGTGATGGTCGTGTTTCCTCTGGTGTTTATGCAGCCACTGGTAACGTGATCTCCTTCGGTCGCAGCAATGGTGGTAGCCCCACCGCTGCCTCCGGTATTGGCGAAGGTGTGATCCAGGCCAACCTAACTTCCACCGTGTCTGGTACCCAGGCTGGCGAGATCTACTTCGCTGCTGGTTCCGCTGCTTACAGCACCAATCCGTTCCTGATTGCATCCGGCGCAGCCGGTGTGACCGCCGGTAACGTGAACTATGCTGCTACCGCTGCCACCACCCTGAAGGTGTTTGCAAAAGAAACCGCGAATAGCACTGCTACTTCTGGTGGCTTCTACATCTCCAGCGGTGATGCAAGCGGTGGTCGCGTTGGTTACCTCGTTGTTGAGTGCTGCTACATCCAACCTGATGAAGCACCTGGCTACGAAGATATCGATGGCTACCTCTTGGGCCGCACTGTTAGCTGATTAGGTTAAACTAAGACCAGTAAGTAACTGGTCTTATGTCAACCACTGCAGCAATGCTTTATCAGCACAAAAAAACAGGTGCAAGAGTCAAGATTGTAAGCGAATGGGATAACGGCGACTGGTACATGGTCGAAGATCAGGACGGTCGCCTTTATACCGCTTACAGAACTGAACTTACACCTGATGAGGCTGCTACCAAAACGGTAAAGACGCTTCAAGTAAAAGATAAAGCTGCTCAGGAAGAGCCACGTACTTTCCCCCCGGACAACCGTTTAAATATCAATTCAGCTACCGCTCAAATGATCGCTGATCATATTAAGGGTATTGGATTGAAAACAGCCCGAGAGATTAAAGATCTTCAGATGTCCTTATCGGGTGAAAGGTTCAACAATCTCGAACAGTTAAAACAAATCAAGCGAGTTGACTGGGATGCGGTGATTGCTGCGGACCTGATCAGGGTTTGATTACTCATCTCCAAACTATGCCCCTGGGAAACCAGGGGTTTTTACTTTTAGAATGTAGATATGGCAAAGATCACGCGACTAGGGCAGCTTGGATCTACTGGAATTTCTTCCGGTCCACATTTGCATGGCTATGTATTAAACCTTCAGACCAATCAATACGAAGACCCTGGCATCCATCGCAGTAAATTTTTAGGTGTTAGGGTCGGACCAAATCGAGTCCCTAAGTATATTGCCGATGAAAAAGGTGGGTTGCAACTAAATCCAGCAGCCGGCCTTACAATGACTTCTGGTTTTGGCCCCAGAAATACAGGCATTGCTGGTGCTAGCACATACCACAGGGGTAGAGATTATGCTGGTGCAGAAGGGACTGAGATTTTTGTAGAAGGAGATGTTAAATTTAAACCTCGTCCCAATGAAGGTGGTTACGGTAATTTAGCCACCTGGACAACAGGAGATGGAAAATATGAGCTTGGCTACGGCCACATGAAGACGCTAGGAGAAGCTTCTGATCTTACGGGTGGAAAGGTACAAGATCCCTCCGGTGCTGGCACAGATCCTAAAGAGTTTTTAATGGGTTACTTACTTGGCACTGGTTTTGCAGGTGAACCGAAAGAAAGCGGTGCGACCAAAATGAAACGTCAACTTGTCCAGCAGTTATTACAACCCGCTCAAACAATCAATCCCATGGAGTTACTAGCCAGCCTTCCTAATCCATACGCCGTTTAATTCACTGCATTTATAATTGAGAACATACGGAAATAAGCTGTGCAGCTCAGCGATTTTGACAAGAGTAGAGTCAGGTATCACCTAGGCTACTTCACGGTTTCCGTGCCGGCGGGTGACTATGCCCGACTTGAAGAAACTATGAACACCGTTCCGGATTCATACTTCTATGACAAAATTGCTATCCAAATTGGACGTTGCGACACTGCTGAAAAGAGGACTGAAGTTGCTACTTCACCCTCTACGCGCATCGAAAACATTGTTGGTGACGTTGATCGTACGATCAGATCCAGTAATGCCAAAGAGGCGCTTAAGGTTTGGGATGAGATTTATCTCTACGAAACCAACCGTTTAGCCGGTATCCTTTACGTTCCCAACTATAAGGATCCGTTCCAGGCCAGATATCGTTACGAACGCTCTGGTGCTGAATTCATCCAGGCTTTACCTGGCCCTGCCGATACGGCTGTGGGATCACGCATTTATTTACATGAGGTTTGGCGGTGATGATTGGACCTGTTGTTTCTAATATTGGGCGCATTGCTCCATGGGCACTTAGCGGATTGAGTATACTCCCTAACATTCCGGGAGCAGTAAATGCTGCCGGTAAATTTTTTAATCAGCCTGCAGCTCCTTACAATCCAGGTGGTGGGGGCATGGGAGGCCGTCGCGGTACTTCCGGTAGAGCTACATCTACTAAACCTACCGGAAGCTTGCGTGATTACGGCACAGGTTACAAAGAAGAAGAGCTTCGTGCAGGGGCTGCAGCAGAAAGTTTTCGCTCAGGTGCAGGTTTTCCTGGCCAACAAGCTGCGGCTGAACGTGCATACCAATCCGAGGCATCTCGTGTTGCTCAGCTTACTGCTCAAGATCCTGAGCTTCAGCGTTACGAAGCGGCACGTCTAAAAGCTGTTGCCCCCGGTGCTACGCCTGAACAGGTTCAGTCGGCAGAAGATATCGGCATGCAGATGTGGGCAAAAGCCAATCCCACCCTTGCTGCCAAAGTCAAAGCCGGACAGTCTGGCTACGAAGCAATTCAAGGCACTCTTGCCGGTAACATGGCGCGTGCAGGACAAGGCTTTGGTATTACCGAACAACTTGTGCCAACACCGCAAGGCTTCCCGACACAAGTTCCTGGTTTACCGACAGGCACTGGTTACTCCACAGGCTTTGGTGTAACCTCTAACCTTGCCCCTGGAGCACAGACGCCACCTCCTTACTCCACGATTAAACCAACATCTGAATTGTCAGGTTTAGGCGCAGCTCCCCTTGGTACAGCTACAACATCTGTATTTGGTCAGCCTAACGTGATGGATGCTGCTAAGTTTGAAGAGCTTCTTAAGTTAGTTAAGAAATAAAACTTTGGCATTGCTTAGCATGTAAGCCCAGCCTACTGGACACGAATCTTTGATTCACGGGGGCCAGTGTTGTTGCTTTAGACCAATGATCCTCTGCCCTAATTTTGTTAAACGCCTCACGACCAAGCTCAGTCTTGTTGTTGCATTACAAGCTGTTTTTATCCCTGGTCTTAGAGCAAGTTCAAATTGGGTAGGAGCATAACACCATGGCAGATCGTTCCTTTTACGAAAAGTTTAGACAAACGCCGGAAGCGCAAGGTCTTTTGCGCATGTTGCGTTTTGCGGAAGGAACAGAACGTGGTGGTCAAGACTCATATCGAGTCATGTTTGGTGGATCGCTTGCGCCAGATCTCAAGCAACACCCAGACAAAGTAATGAAAGGAAGAAGTACCGCTGCCGGTGCTTATCAATTCCTTACACCAACCTGGCAACAACAACAGAAGAAACTTGGCTTAGGCTCTTTTGGTCCGGTTGAGCAAGACATTGCTGCACTTGATCTTGCACGCCAACGTACCATGGGTCTTGGCGGCCTTTCTTATTTACAGAAACAAGGTTTAACACCTGAGTTTGTTGCTGCTCTTGCACCTGAGTGGGCGTCACTTCCTACGAAAGAAGGCAAGAGTTATTACGGTCAACCCGTTAAAAGTTATTCTGAATTACAGAAAACCTATCAACAAGGAAGGCAACCTCTCTCCGGCGAACAAGCACAAGGAGCAGCTACTGGGCAGGAAACATCTTCTGCCGGTTTCCTCCAAGGCTTCTTATCGGCAATGGAGGGCAGTAAACCAACAGATAAATCTCTTGGTGAATTGTTTAAAGAACAGTTGGTAGGGGAGCTTTTGTTGACGCCTGCACAACCTCTCGCCATGAATCCATTTCAAATGTTGCTTAACATGAATCCATATGGTTAAACCACGTTAGAATTGACGAATCAGTAAAAGCGCAGTAGAACATTGAGCTCGACCGCGCTTTTTATTTTATTTAGGTTTTACGTGAGTTCCTCCCTTGCCGTCATGACGTTCTTTTGAGAACGCTTTATCAAGGGGCCATTCGTTGCTAAGCCGTTTTTGCATTGCCTGTGGTGTAATACCAACTTCTTTCGCCCAGTCTGCAATACACATTGTTTTACCCTCGAAGGTGTAAAGCCGTGTTGCACGTTTCCCTCCTCGATTACGCGTTTGTTCTTTTCTTGTAGCCCAACGACAGTTTTCTTTGCAATAGTTTTTGTTATTGTTGATTCTTTCTAATTCCGTTTTGGGATCTGGTTTCTCGCCCATGTCCGCTAGAAATACCGTGAAGTCTTCCCAAGCCGGATCATAGCTAATGCCACGTCCACCATAGCGTTCGTAATGAGTTGTACCAATACAATTGCAGCGGCTTTTCATTGCACACCATGAACCGTATTCTGGTGTTTTATCTCTGTTTCCACCATGTTTAAAAGAAGCGCAGTTCTTTGAGCAATAGACATACCCCCTATCTCGCAAACGCTTTCGATGCCAAGCTGCGGTATTTCCTTGGCGTTCGTAAAACTTACCACAACAAGCACACTGAAAAGTTGTTTGTGCCATTAGAATAAGAGAAGTTTTTGGAGGCCCCTGTCAAACTAGCGTAGACAGGGTGTTTAGTCAAATATCTAGTACTAGCACGAACAAGCAACCCCTGCTTATTGACCGGCCGTTATTTGATTCGGTTCGGGTAACGACTCAGACTGTTGGTAGTTCTACTGCCAATACTCTCTTTGTGCAGGGCGGACAAGCTCCATCGATTTTGGTGGATATGGACGCTGCTCTGCAAGAAGATAACAATAGTGGCGGCGTTGTTGATTCCATTACCATCAGTCGTAATGACTTCTATCGTGGCCCAGATTACACCGTTAATGCGTCGACTTCTGGTACTGTTATATCTCTTGTCAGTGGTCAGCTTGTGTTTGTTGCTGCCACTGGGGTCTTAGCTACTGCTCCCGGCAGTGGTTACGGTTATTACACTTACACGGGAGCAACAACTCTTACGGGCGTTAATACCGCATTAGTTTATTCGGGCGGAACCGCCAGTGGTTTTTCGTACAACGGTGTTGCCTATGGTTATCAGCCAGCGGTAACTATCGTGTTCTACCAGACTCGTGGTACGACCGTACCTATCCCAGCTTCTGGTGATTACAAAGTACTCTTTGCCAAGACTCTTCCAGCTAACAGTGGCACTGTCGACTGCTCCGACCTGATGCCGCAACTTGCAGCTCCCGTTGCGCAAGCTGGTAACACCACTGGCTTAGGTTCCACTGCTCCTCTACGCAACAAAGGCATCTACCTGGAACGAGGCGACCGTATTTACGTTGGTGTGTTCCCTGACGGACCCAATAGCTCTGGTTACATCCCAGGTGCTCACGTCACTGCTCAAGGCGGATTCTTCTGATCATGGCCAAAAAGAGTGGAAGCTCTTTTGGTAACTTCAACCGGTCTGAAGTCTTTGACCCGAGGCCGGTTAAACCGATCACGACTGAGTTCTCTAAAGGTTCAGTACCTGATTCCATCTACACGATTAACAGAGAATCGGCTTGGGCTCGTTGGCGTAGAGGCTACGAGCTTGCAACTGCAACGACACACAATAACGACTACACATACCAATTTCGTTACGACATTCCTAACGCCACAACAAGTGGGAATCCATCGCCTGTAGTCTCAGGTGCTTTTGTCGGTTACCCGACGACCAATAAAGACCTTGGCATGCACTGGGCCATCTGGCGTTACGCAGGCTCTGTTCGGTGCGATAAATTAACTGATCCTGTCAGCACCCAAAAACTATTCATTGAATCAGTAACAGAAGACGCTAATAACTGGTATGTGAAGCTAGCGGGTACCTGGAGCTCAACCAACCCACTTCCTTCGCCTTTTTATATTCCAGTTCCAGGGGAACCCGACGGCTTAAAACCTGCAAACACAGAGATCTTTGAAGACCGTATTATTACGGTTGATGGCGACATCATAAACAAAGACACCATTAATCCTGCAACACAGACTAGATACGGCTACGTTCAAGCAGTTGTAATTGCAATTAACCAAGAAACTGGAATACTGACATTTAAAAAAGCAGGTTCAGTGCAAGTAACGCCGGATGGTGTATTTGTTACGCCTTCTCCAATAGGGTTTACACCTGGGCGATTCCTTATCACAGGATCAAGATACTCCTGTACGTGTCAAGACTTCACGCGCAGAGATTATTCCTTTTTGTCTACCGCTGGTGAAAGCAACAAAAAACAATTTCCGCGCACTGGTGTTTCCAGTATTAAACCTGGGCGTTTTGAATTAACCAAACGAGATGGCATCCTTGATAACAACGCAATGACACGCAACGATCAAAACAGATCTCTTGAAGTTATTTCGCCGGAAGGATTTGAACTTGGTTATCAAGTCACAAATGATTCAGTAGGAAGCTTCAACTCAGCAAGAGATAACCCTGGAGTCTACAGAGAGTTTGGTTCCACTTACACCAGGAGCACAAGTGACATTGCCGTCGCAGGTTCTAGGTCAGAAGGAATTCCAGGCTTTAACGATTATTCGTCTGTAACGCAGCTCACCGATACGGATTCCATTGAACAAATCACAATTACAGCAGTGGATGATAGTTGGACGCCATTGTTAGATGAATTGCGATACTGCAAACATATCTACGCACTTAAGTTTAAAGATCGATTGTTTCCACCAGAGCCTTCTGATTTTCCTGTTGGCATTGGAAGCATGGCAGCTTGGGAACAAGCCCTTGTAGCAAAATCAGAAAAAGAACAACAAAGCTTGCGTGAATTCAATGAAACAAAAAGAGCGTTGTCAAAGATGGATGTACCGCCTTACAACTGTCAATCACCAATGATCTTTCCTATGCTGCAACGTTTGTTTAATTTTGCAACTGATCGCATTGAAATCCAAAACTTCACAATGTTTGATAAAAATGGCCTACCTTACACGCCATAAAAAAGCTCTGCAAAATGCAGAGCCTTCACACATCGTTTGATGTGGTTATGCGGCAACAGGCATCATGCCGTTCTTTGTAAGTTGCCGTCTGACTGCAGATACATTCCAACGGTAGCTATCCCTGGACCGGGTCTCCGGGAATGCGGCGTAGTGTGGACCCAGCTTCAGGGTGCCGTCGTCGCGGTACTTGAAGAGTGTCTTGCGGTCGATTCCAAGGAGTTCTTCAAGTTGCTGAGCAGAGACCCAGCCAGGGTGCTTAGCCATTGGTTTGGCAGTCGTTACTCATACAACTTACCGCAAGTCAAGCCGTCGTCAACGGTCTTAAGAAAAGTTTTATCTCTTTGCTGTGACCATGAAACTGTATGGGGAAATTAGAATGAATTAACGGCAATCGAAGAGCATGTTTTGCAGCCAGCACGAGCCCCTCGCCCTGCTAGTTGAATTAACACCAAAGCTTGCCAAGAAACGTTTTAGAGAAAGTATATATCAAGCCTGGGATCATAAGTGTGGTTATTGCGGCGAGGCTGCCACGAGCCTTGATCACATTATTCCACGTTTTAAATCTGGTTGTTCTAATCGTCATAACTTAGTTCCAGCTTGTAAAAAATGCAATGCAAACAAAGCATCAAGCGATATGGAGACTTGGTACAAACAACAAGAGTACTTTTCAGAAGATAAGCTGGATAGAATTAAAGCCTGGATGGATTTGTCCTATCCCAAGGTCATTGACCTAAGAGATTTTAAAGAAGCGTCATGATTCGTTTTAATGTTGTTAATGGTTCTTTGCGGCCTGTACTACCAAGTGACGCAACCGCTGACGTAGTAGAAGCAGCAGATACAATTGCGCAACGTTTAAACGCTATCCAAGGCCCTGGTGAAAACTACAAAAGTTTGATGGAGTCGCTTGATCAAGCGCTTCAAAAAAATAACAGCAACGCAAGAGATTCAATTGATGACGTAACCGTAAAAGAAATTGAAGACTTTTACGTCAAGGCAACAGGATTGAAGCCCTGGGATTCCAGTAAACAAGGGGTTGATATAAATAAGTTTGATGCAAAGTTTTATTCGAGACAGGTACCTGATTCAGTTGCAAAGTGGAATGAAGCCTCGAAAGCTGTTTCTTTTGCCGGCACAAAAATTCCAGACATTGATGTAACAAAAAAGTATTCGGATCTTGATTCTTTCCTTCACGCCGATTACACCTTTGTTGGCGCACCGAGCGGTAAATTAGGCAAGCCAAGAACCTTGGAGCAATACCAAGAAACCCTTCGTGCTCCTACAAATCAAGAACGTCAAGTACTCAGAGAGACGCTTCTGGGCACATCAAAAGATAAACCTCAGTCATTAGCTGAGCTTGCAACACAAGACATTGTTGACAAGCAAGGGGAACAAGTCTTTGGCGCTTTGTCAGCAGACGCCTTGAAGCAGACAATGGATGAATATGCAAAAGCACTGAAAGATCAGCAGATGTCTGATCTTTTTCAGGGCATGGGTGTGCCCAATATTAATAACATGAAACAGGACATCAAGAATGCGATTCTTGGTGACATGGGTGCCGGGGGATTTCTTGGGTTTGGTTCCAAGACTGATCTTGATAAAGGCCTTTCAAAAAGCCTAGACAAGAGTCTTGGAATTGGCTTATCTGTTCAATACAATTGGCAAAAGTGGTTTGACGAGACTCTCTCCAAGCGATATGAAGAGATGTCGCAGATCACGACACCGGGAGAAGCAAAAGAAGCATATGAAGTTGACAAGGCATTTGCACAGTCTTTTGTGCAGGACTATTTAAAGCCTCGTTTTGATAACTCAAAGTCCATTTCTGAATTCATCAGCTATATGGACGTCAAAGAAGATGAGCAAAACGTTTTGCAAACGCAGTTAGCATCTAGTGCACTTAAGGATTTTTCAAAGCAACAAGCACAAGCATTTATCAATCAGTTAGGCGGTCAAACCCTTCAAAGAGAATTTGATCCTAACTTTTATTGGAATCCAGAGTTACTGAGTGGTACTGATGTTACAAACAAGAAGCCACTTTACGAACAGCAAAAACAATCGGTCCAGAGCGCGTGGGACGCACGCAATAGTGATGCCGCAGTAAAAGATGGTAAGCCATGGTCACAACTTGCTTATGAATATGGCATTGATCTAGAGAATAAAAATGACTTTGCCCGTTTACATTACTCAGTAATTGGTAAGGACAAATACTATGATCCGGTTGCCGATACCTATACCAGGCAAGATCTTGCCAACTTTATCCAGGGGGATCTGGCTAAAGCTTTGCAAAATAAAAAAACAGAGTTTGGCAATCCTGTATTTCTTGATTTTGTTACAGCAGAACAAAAAGCAAAAGAATTTGTTGATGCTTTAAATGTTGCAGATCTACCTGCGGACTTAAAAAAACAACTCAATAATTTAGGTATCGATGAAAATACAGATCCAACGGAAGACGTAAAAGAAGGTTTGATGGGTATCTTGCGCACCAACCAGGCTATTGATATTCGAGAACGTATTAAAGAACTGAATGAACAACGGATCAAGCCCACGCAAGAAAAACTAGGTTTTGGTTATATCCAGAGAGAGGGAGACGAGAAAGTTGAAGCACCTACAGGTGGCAGTGCCCTGTTTAATATCTTTCAGAAAGCAGGTTATAGCGGAAGTGAATCAGAGTTTTACACAGATTTCTTCCCTGATGCAACTGAAGAAGATAAAAATCTTTCGGCATCGGATGTAGGTAAAGCAAGTACTGCGAAAGGAGCGCAGAACCTCCTGGGGTTTAGCATGCCAGATTTTTCAGATCCTTTTGCTGCTATTGGCTCTCTTGATAAAATGATGGCAGATGATTCAACAAAGAAAAAAGAAACATATACGCCCACACGTTCACGTTTCTTTGATTACTTCCCAGATGAAGAAGATGAAGGTGCGCCTTCCTATTTTAATATGGGATCAGGCGGTGGCTTTGGATCTCTCTTTGGTTAGTACATATGGCAGATAAACGCAAGAAAGCTGCTTCTGCAGCAAAGATACATAAGGACTCAATGGAGTGCAATAAACCAAGACGTGATATACAGGGAGGTAAAAAATCCGTTGTAAAAGCTTGCGAAAACGGACAAGAAAAAATTGTGCGTTTTGGCGATGCCAATATGGAAATTAAACGCGATAATCCAGAGAGGCGTAAAAATTTTCGTGCAAGACACAATTGTGATGAAAAGAAAAGCAAGTTAACCGCTGGCTACTGGTCATGCAAAGCCTGGTAGCTTGCGTTAAAATCTTACTGTTGCTACCACAACACCATGGCAAAACCCAAATCAACCACAGTCCGACTTGAGTCCAAACCGAAGCGCACCAGACAAGGGCAGGGCAGAAACTCCTTGCCTAGCCACGGCCGTAAAAAGATGAGAGGCCAAGGTAAATAAAAATTATGTATATTGGGGATAACAATAGTTATCTCCATGTCGGATTTTTCGCGTGCTATTAACCTAATTCGTAAATACGAAGGGTTTAACGAAAAGGCATACGCAGATCCGCACACTGGCGCAGAGCCATACACCATCGGGTTTGGAACCCAGTTCTATCCCGATGGTTCCCCCGTCAAGCAAGGTCAGCGTTGCAGCCAGGAGAAAGCTCTTGCGTACCTCTTCCATGAGGTCAGCGTCATTGAGTCCCAGCTCCAGCGGCAGAACCTTGGTCTTGACGACAACATGCGCCAGGCTCTAGTCTCGTTCATTCATTCCGTTGGTTGGGAGTCCTTCTTGTACAGCCACATCATTGATCATGTGGAAGCAGAGGATTTTGCTAGTGCCACCACGGAAATGAGCCGCTGGATCTTTGACCAAAACCATAAGGTTGTTGGTGGTCTCCTGGAACGCAGGAGAGAAGAGATGGGTCTTTTCCTTCGTGACGTAGACACCAGCCCTTGGGCATCAACAGAAGTCTTGTTGACCGCCTTCCGTAATTACAGTGCTGCTCCCCACGAAGTACGCGCAATCCGTGCTCTGGAGGAACGTATCAATCCTTACATCCTGTCTGAGTTTGCCAACAGTTTTCGTATTGATGACGACCGATGGCAGGACTTTGCCGATGAGTCCGTCGATCTGATATTTAACGGCTAGCATTAGAATAATTGCAACTAGCAAATGCAGAGTGGAATGGAGCGTTCGGTCGAGCCACGGGAGTTTGAACTTCCTCTTGAGCTTCAATTTGCCATGCGCAAAGCTGAACTCCAGTCCGAGGAAATGACTTGGGAAGAGTTGCGTTTTGCTTTGTTGAGTCTCTACCACCAACGTTTGATGGAGTGGCATGCCATCAAAGACATCATGGCGTCAGAAAACATTGAGATCGACTGGGATCATCCAACCGACCTCGAATTAGCAGAACTCGCCGCTGCCTGTGGATATCGCGACGACGACGAGGATGATGACGATGAACTTCAGCCCTTCTGAGCTTCGTCAAGTTGAATGAGGCGGTCCAGATACCACTGAGCTTTCTTCAGTGATTCTGTTCCGCCTTTGTGGCGTTCACGCCAGGTGTACTTTAAATTGTTTCCCTTACAGTAACCACGGAATTCTTCGGCGGTTAAAGCTGCTTCAATGGCTTCAATGCATTCAATGCCGCCATCTGTGTAGTGAGCGGGGTGATTCACCACATCTTCTTGGGCCACAGGAGGCTTTTCTTTGGTGGCCCAGGGCACTGGGCAAACACCTCCAGGGCAGTCACTTACTTCATCTACCGGAGCAAACCACGACGTTTTGCTGACAGCATCCGTTCCTTCTCGTCCGGTTCCTCCAGTTCCAACACCAGCGTCCTTGGTTTCGGAGATGCTCCCATCGCCAAACCCTGCTCCATTGAGGGGATATAGCCCGTCATTCCAGGCCGTTGTCCCTCGAGATTCAACGGATTCCTTTCTAGCCCCTGCTCGCATGCTACTAGACCGCGATTGTACATGTCATACAATGGTACATCATTTTGCTCGTTATCGAGAGGTGCGCCAAAATCTTCTTCATCAAGACAACGACATTTAACTTCGTCTTGTACAAAGGCGTCTAAGAAACCTGCAGCGGAATTCATCACGGCTTTAATCGATTTAGTCCTTTTACAATGATAAGATGGCTAACCGATTTAGACCTACTTACGATCCAGGCGTCGACTCTGGTACTTCTGGAGCTGAGGTATCAGATCTTAATCCGGAACAGGCATATGACACTGACTTGCGACGTATTGATGGAGATGCCCGTGGCTCTACTGCATCCGTTAATCGTCAGCAAGGTCGTGTAGCTAAATTCATGCGTGCCGCAAAAACCGCTGGTGAATACCAAAAACGCAACTTAGTGCGTGAACCAACCAGTGCAACGGCAGGTGATTCGGGTGGGCGTGCCGGATCTATTGGCTACGCCCGTAAACCGAAAGAGCAGTTTGGTAAAGCCTTTGGTTAAACCTGAGAAAAGACCACGTTGTTTGGTTGGTCTTGGTACTTACCCTTCCGATCTTGGTACGTGGTATGACAAGGATTACCACGATAGAAGAGCAGTTGCGTAATCCCTTCATTTGCATAGATGCGATTGAAGAGCCCAGTGCAATTACTGATTTCAAGCGTCAAGTAACCTTCCCATCCACTTTCGGCTGGCGTAATGTTGACCAGGATACCTGAACGTGCGTAAGTAGATTTACCAACGGCAACGACGGTGACATCACGAGGAAGCTTCAGACGTTCTTGAGCAACGCCAAGACAATAGCCATACGGAGGAAGTAAGAAATACTGACCGCGTTCATCCTCCAGAAGATCTGCAGGTTTCAGGATGTCAGGATCAAAGTTCTTTGGATCACAATCACCAGCTTGTACCTTGCCAAAGATCAGGCATTGTGCAGGAGACAAACGGATGTCATAGCCGTAAGAGCTAAGACCATAGCTAAGAAGCTTGCGTCCATCTTCTTTGTTGACCAAATGATCCACAAAGGGTTCGATCATCTGGTCGTCTTCCGCCAGTTGCTTGATCTCCCAGTCGGCCAGGACGCTCATAAATCCCTGTAATCGTCCTTCAGTCTACAGAGATTACACAAGAAGGTGTCCGCGCTCCCCATAAATTTTTACGAAAGAATCCACGGCATCACCAGAGGAATCCTGTGGTGGCAGGTACACAAGAAATGAGGTGCATGTGCGTTTCCTGTTTACCTCTCCGTCTTTGTGGCACATGACATAAGGTGCACTTCGTAAAATGCACATCGGAAACTTAAAGATCTTGGGCTCGTAACGAATCATGTCAGGGCAGTTGCTGAAATAAAGACCTTGCTTTATTTCTTTTGAAAGCCATGCATGGTACATTCTGCGGAACCAAACGGCATGGGACGATGTCAGGGTCAACGAAGAAGCCCTTGTCATCTTCCATTTTTCATGCTTTTGATCCCAAAAGTAGGCACCCGCTGGTGGAAACAGGTAACAACTTCCGTGCCATTGTTGTGCATTCAAGCCATCATCCGTTGGTGTGTAATAGTTCTCTGCTTCGATATACTCATTGGCAACTTTGGAACTAGCCACATCAAGAGTGATGCCACCCAACAGCTCGTTGGCAGCAAGTACCAAGTCTTTATTGGTGATTAACTCGACACCTTCATTGCGAGCTGCAACGCCACGTACGCCTTTTTCAGCCATTACTCTGCAGTCTTGTTGTAATCAATCTCGAAATAACGCATACCTTCATCATCATTGATGATATAACCTGCTTTTTCCGTTGGATCGATCTTTTGTGCTGCTCCAAGGATGCGCCTAAAAGTTTCAGCTAGATCACCGTCGTTATTCCGCTCACAATCTTCTTGCGCCGCATGGAGCTCTTTTAAAGTCCAAAAGAACATAGAGCGTTTTTTGTTGCGTGGCTGGAACACCATGACACCTGGGCCTTCAATCTCCCACATCTTGCAGTATTGCTCGCCCATATCACCAAGAATTAACTTGATTGTTGCATCAAGCATCTTGGCTTTTTTTTCATCAAGCTCTGGTCCAATCACAGAAGCAATTAGTTTTTCACGTCGATCCATCTTTTAACAATCCTTGTCGGTGTAATGATTCCAGGAGCTTAGGCGTTGGTTGGTACAGTACAACCAATTTGCCTAGTACTCCACGTTTTTTAACAAGTTTTCCGTTTTCATCCCTTACCTTATCAAATTCTCCAGACCGGATAAGGTATTCAGCCACGCAACGTAACCTTCGTTTCAAAGGCAGTTCTGCTTGGGGGAATTTGCCGCAGATTGTATCTGCGTTCAGATCATGGAATGCAAGACGTAATCGATTGGCAAGAGTCATACCAGAATTGGCGTCCTCTTCTTCGTAGTTTTTTAGGTTTTCTAGGTACCTGCGCAGGCAGCCATCATCAAATGATCCAATGGGTGGCAAGAACATCTCCACTTGTCTGATCAACGATTCGGGCAGCATTTCCTCATGGTTCTCAACCGTTACAGAACCAAGATCAATTCCCTGGAAACGATGAGCCATTATTCAAGGAAGCCCCGATTGTTTTTGTATTGGTCATAATGTGCCCGTAGATTTTTTAAATCCAGGTTTTCGTTCTTGGCAAAGGATTGGATCAGTCGATTCCAAGGGATCCGGAGGACTGCTTTGCGGTGTACATCAGGAGAAACATTGACATAATGGATGCCCTCTACCCAGCCTTTATCTGGGGTTTTTCTTCCGATAGAAATCCAGTTACGGATGGTTTGGTCTGAGACGCCCAGGCGTTTACCACATTCTTCTGTCGAGATGTACTCATCGGCAAAAGCCTCTGGATTTAATGCGTCCGTTTCCCCAGTTGAATAACGGCTGTGCCACATCGAACCAAGGATATTCTTAATGCCTTTTAGCTCGTACGCAATATCCTCTAAGCTTTTGCGTAGTCCGTACTGCATACTGCACATCCTTTGTTTATATGTTAGTCTTTGGGAAAACAATTTGCGACCATGGAAGAGCAGATTCCCCCTAGTCAGCCACCAATGCCCCAAACACTAGAAGGGCAGATCACACCTGAGATGCTTGCGCAGATGAAGACTAGGGCACGTGAGCTTGCCATTCAACAAACCATTGCACAGCAAGCAGTAATTCCACAACAGCAACCTCAGGTTGTTTATGTGCGACGCAATTTAACAGTCGCTGAAATTCTGTTGGTTATCCTGCTTTCCTGCGGGATTGTCACAGGAATCCAATGGTCCTGGAACATTGTAACGAATGTTTTGCCACGTGTTGAGATTAAGGTGCGCTAAATAAGCCCATTTATAATGAAGAGAAAGCTTGAGAAATAAGTAGGTGTCAAACCGTAGGATCAGTGAATTCCCTGCCATCAGTGGGGGCGAGATCGATGAACAGGACCTGCTAACGCTCGTCCATGTCTTCGAGGTTGACCCCACTTTACGCAACAAAAAAATTACCTTTACTCAATTCAAAGAATATCTTAATGAGTATTACGCACCTGCCAGTGGCGCAACCTTCAGTGGTAACGTCACAATCTCAGGGAACCTAACGGTTTCTGGCACTAGCTCATTCAATTCAATTACAGCTTCTGGATCTAGTACATTCAGTGGCATTGTAGTTCAAAATAATGCGGTTATTAGTGGTACCGTCAGTGGTCTGACCATTACCGGAACCAACGTACAAGGCACCAATGTCAACGCAGTCACTGCCACGGTTACGACCGCAACAGGTACGACAAGTGCTTTTACGTCTGGCGTTTATCAAAACCTATCAGGTGCCACGATTACAGGTGGTATTGTCCGCTCGCCATCTGGTGTATTCACAAATCTGAGCGGTGTCACAATCACTGGTACTACCGTCGCAGCAACCACAGGTACGTTCCAGGTCCTTGGTACGCCTGTACTGGATGTAAACGGTAATCTTTCCGTTGCTAGCGGACTGACGGTTACTGGCACTGCTCAATTTAGTAACGGTGTTCAGGTCACAGGAACATTATCTGGAACAACAGTAACTGGATCTACGGCACAATTCACAAGTGTCACTGGTGTATCGGGTGTTTTCACAACACAGTTATCTGGCGCAACCATTACCGGAAATACGGTACAAACTGCTAATCTCACAGGTGTTTCCGGTACTTTCACAACCAGGGTTTCTGGTGCAACCGTAACAGGCAATACGGGTGCCTTTGGTAACGTCTCTGGTATCTCTGGTGTTTTTACACAGTTCCTTTCGGGTGCAGTCATTACTGGTGACACCGGACAATACACAACACTGACTGGTGTATCCGGTACATTCACCAGAGTTTCTGGTGCAACAGTCACTGGTAACACAGTTGCCGCAACGATTGTTTCTGGTGTATCCGGTGTCTTTACTAGTCAGTTATCGGCCACCACAATTACCGGTGCCTCAGGTGTTTTTACAAACCTGACGAGTACGTCCGGGACATTTACCACTCAAGTTTCAGGCGCAACCGTTACCGGTAACATTGGTACTTTTACTTCCCTGACGGGAGCAACCGGTACATTTACCACACATGTTTCCGGTCTGCTTGTCACAGGAGACACTGGCAGTTTCACGAATCTGACCGGTATCGCAGGCGTTTTCACCACCAGTGTTTCTGGGGCCACAATCACTGGTAATACGATCCAAGGTACGTCTGGCGTCTTTACCAATCTTAGTGGTACGACGTACACAGGAACAACAGTCAATGCAACGACAGGTATTTTCCAAACACTTGCGGCAATTAACCTTGCTTTTACTAACACGACAGTATCAGGTGACCTTAATGTCCTTGGTTCTGGTTTTTTTGCTTCTGGTGTTCAGATTACCGGTACCCTTAGTGGCACAACAATTACAGGTACTACGGTTCAAGCAGTCACAACCTCCGCAACAACTGGGACATTTATTTCATTAACAGGAACAACAACCACAGGTGTTACTGCAACATTTACAACTGTTTCTGGTGTAACAGTTACTGGTGCAACCGGTACGTTTACAAACATCACTGGGAGCACGCTTAGGATAACCACGCCATCTGGCGCAACGCCTGCCATTGTGTGTTCTGGCGTTGTTTCCGGTAGCGCAAGTGGGTTTGTAATCCAAGGTCCACTAATCATTCTTCCGTAATTTTCTCGGCTAAAATAAACAAAAAGAGACAACAAAATGGCTTACGGAATTTTAAAGTGTGACACTATTACCTTTACTAGCGATGGTGTTGATAAAAGCGTTGCAATTTCTGGTTTAGTTCAGAATCCTACCTTTACAGGAAACGTAACAGTAACCGGAACTATCTCTGGTAATACCGTACGGGGTCAAACAATTTCAGGTGTTACCGTTACTGGAACAACCGCTCAGTTTACCAGTGGAACTTTTGCTTCATTAACAGGGGTTACTGTTACGGGCACTACTGCAAACTTTACTAGCGGTAACTTCACTAACATCAGCGGTGGTACTCACACCATTACATCGGGTGTATTTGCGTCAGGTACGGCAGCAAATCCATCGATTAGTTTTGTTTCTGACCCAAATTCTGGACTATACTCCCCCGGTGCAGATCAAGTAGCCATCTCGACTAGTGGCACTGGGAGGTTGTTTATTAATGCAACTGGACAAGTAGGCATTGGAGGTTCGCCAAGCTCTAATTTTGAAATAACTTCTGCTTTGCCTACCGCAAGGTTGCGCGACACAACAGACAACTCTTACGCCGAAATACTTAACAACAACGGAGCGCTTTCCCTTCGAGCTGATGAAGGCAATGTTGCTAGCGCATCATATATTGACATTCGTGTTGATGGTTCCGAGCGTGCTCGGTTTACTTCTGATGGCCGCTTAGGTCTGGGGACTAGTAGCCCTGCAACTCCAATTGAAGTTGTCGGAGCAAGTACGACAGACACTGAAGAGAATTACGCCTTATTCAGGGGTCCCGGTACATCTCAACCAGGTGTTTATATAGGAGGTAATTCTACAACAGCATCTACAGGCGCCACGGCTAGATATGGTTATGTACGCTCTCAAAGTCTTGGTGGCACTGCCCGTGCCCTGTATCTACAGACCGGGACGGACACGCGAGTCGTTATTGATAACACAGGGAAAGTAGGGATTGGCACTACGAGTCCTGTAAATCTTTTACATGTCCAAGGCGACGCAACGTTTGAACAAAACGCCGGAGGTCAGTTTGCAATTCGCGGCAGCACAAACACTGCCAATCGTTTGAATTTTGGTTTTGAAACAACAAATAATTACGCCTGGATTCAATCAATTACAGCAGGGACCGCGTTTCGGCCAATCGCATTAAACCCCTCAGGAGGCAACGTAGGGATTGGCACTACGAGCCCTGGCCATGCGTTGCACGTAAGCAACGGAAACGACTCGGCTTCTGGCGAATTTGTTGGTATTACGATAGGCGGTACAAATAGCGCAAATGCCCGGACTGGTTCAATCATAAAAGATACGACTACGTTTGATTTAATTTACAAAAATCAGAACTTTAGCTCTGCTCTGGGCGCTCATGTGTTTAGAAATGGCCCTAGTGAGCACGCCCGCATCGACAGCTCCGGCAGGCTCTTAGTTGGCACGTCTAATGCGCGTACAAACTTTAGAAATTCCACAATTAGCGCTCAGTTACAGGTCGAAAGTACAACTACTTCTCTTAGCTCTGCTGCGCTCATTGCTAATGGTAGTGCCTCAAGCGCTAATCCCTATCCAAATTTATTTTTAGCCAGGAGCCGTGGAGCCCTTGGTACGAATGTTGTTGTTGCCGCTAATGACATATTGGGCGGCGTTTCATATCAAGGAAATGATGGCTCCGAATTTGTCGAGGCTGGGCTGATTACTTGTGAAGTAGACGGCACCCCCGGCGCTAACGACATGCCGGGCAGGCTGGTCTTTTCTACCACTCTTGATGGTGCATCAAGTCCGACGGAGCGGATGAGAATTACATCGGCAGGCAACGTAGGGATTGGCACTACTGGGCCTCAGTCGCTATTGCATGTGCAACAAAGCGCTGATGGCGAGATATTCCGACTTCAGAGAGCAGGTGGAACAAATATCCCTATTCTTCGCGTAAATCTTACCGATTCCACCAAGACAGCAGAGTTTGAGTACACGGGGTCGGATGCTAACGGCAATATTGCTTTCAAGAGCGGCGGTTCAGAACGCGCCCGCATCGACAGCTCCGGCAGGCTCTTAGTTGGCACGTCTAGTGCGCTTGCTGCAGGCGGATCAACTCCTCATGTTCAGCTAGTCGGAGATGCAGGAGTAGCCTGGCAGTCAATTATTCGCACAAACGCAACTACAGCAGGTTCAAACTTAGTCTTAGGCCAGACAAGAGGTTCTATTGCGTCTAGGACGATAGCGCAGAATAATGATGTACTTTCTAATATTCTTTTTGTTGCAGATGATGGCATAGACCTTAATACAATTGCTGCATCAATAAAAGCCGAAGTAGACGGCACCCCCGGCGCTAATGATATGCCGGGTCGTTTAGTGTTCTTCACTACCGCCGACGGAGCGAGCAGCCCGACGGAGCGTTTTCGTATTACCAACGACGGCGTTAAAGCTTACGACCAACCTGCCCCCGCTGCTGTCAACGCCACTGCAACATTAACTGTTGCCAACCTCAAAACCGGCATTATCACTAGCACGTCGGCACTAGCAACCGACATGACGCTGCCCACTGGCACCGACACTCAAGCTGGTTTTAATGGCACCTATGACAACTTCACATTTGAGTGGAGCGTCATCAACACAGGTCTTAGCCTGGTACGCGTACTTGCTGGCACTGCTCACACCATCGTCGGCTCTGGCTCTGTTGTTACTGGCACCTCTGGTCGCTTTGCTTCACGACGCACGGCTGCCAACACGTTTGTGACCTATCGCCTGAGCTAGTAGTCCTACTCACTAATCACACCTGGTAAAATAAAAGAAAACATCATTGATTGTAGAGCTGATGGGAGAAGAGTGGCTTGAAGACTATCGCCGCCAGTTCCCTTAATCCACGTCTTTTCTATGTCTGAACACGACTGGCTTGAACCGCTTGATCGTCGAATCAAACAGGTGCAAGAAGAAACAGAAGCTATTAAAAAAGAAACTGCTGCGTTGGCTGCTTTGGATCGCCTCTATAAAGAAAACGGTAATGGTATGAAGAGACTTGCTGATAGCTAGTAACCGT